CACTGAAGCGATTCTTCAAAACCCTGACTCGTGTTGTGTGACGCTCTTTCAAGTCCTCAGCCTGTCCGTTACGCTCCAGACCTAGCACCATGTCGGATAACTGACCAATCGAACCTGAGCCTCGTAGTGCAGACAGAGAGGTGCTTGCTCCTTCCTCGTGTCCCTTACCATCAGGTCTCTTGAGATGTGAGACACAGAACAAAGCAATGCCTGTCTCTTGCACAATCATTCGCAGCTTAGTCATGATCTCATCCAGTGCCTTGCGCTCGTCACCATTCTCCTGAGCTGAGACAACAATAGACACATGGTCCAAGAAAATAAACTTACAGTTCAGTGCCTTCGCCATGAACCTAACCCTGCTTATGATGTTATCGATTGCAGTAGATCCGAAGTGATCAAACAGGTAGACACGACCAGTCCCTAATGTAGCATCGAATGCTGTGCGTAGTTCATCATCACTAACTTCGATATCAGGTAGGTGCAGTGGCTTATTTGCATGCAAGCTCATAAGACTCTTGGCTGTACGCTTGACTGATTCTTCGAGGAACAATAGACCAATGTTATCCTGGCTGCTGTTCAGAATATGGTACACAATCTCTCGCAAAAACTGTGACTTACCCAGGCCAGAGCCTGCAGTGATCGTCACCATCTCACCAGACCTGATACCATAGGTAAGATCGTTCAGGCCAGAGAAAGGATAGAGTACATCAGCCTTCTCTACTGGCTGGTTCACAATATCCCACAGTCCAGCACCATCAACAATCCCATCAGGCGTGAATCGCTCTGCCTTCCACCATAGGTTTACAAACTCAGCTACCTTGTTTTGCTGGATGAATTCGCAGGCGTCTTTAAAGTCTTTGGTTCCTTTAAATATCTTGGCTTTAGTTCCAAGGATCTCAGCGACTTGTGTAGCAGCAGTTCGACCCGCATCATCGTTGTCGAAACAGATGACAATATTCTCGAAGCTGTCGAGCCACTCATAATTCGCCTTGATATCTTGTGCTGCATTACCTGCACCATTCCTAACAGAAACCACAGGGTACTTAGAACCAAGCATCTGATACGCCGCCGCAGCATCAAACTCCCCTTCGGTGATCGTAACATACTTGCCTCCCTTTGTAAACATCTGCTGCCCAAACAATACTCCCTTGGGCCAGTCACCTTCAATACTGAAACGCTTGTCAGCAATCTGTCGCTTCTTAAAAGCTACCAGATCATTGCCAGAGTAGTAAGGAAAATAATAATTACCGTTTTTAATACCAATCCCATAGTCCAGGCAAGTGTCCCGTGTGAGGCCACGCTCTTTGATTGATTCATACGATAGCTCATGCACATTGCTCAAGTGTGTACTCACCTTAGTTAGTACCTGCTTAGGTTCATTATCTTGTTTGTTCTTTGTTGCTTTACCACAGCTAAAACACCTGCTGCCCCAGTCATAGTAGGTCAGTGCGTCACTGCTGCCACAGTCAGGACAGGGCTGATGTGTCCTTAATTGCTCACCCATTTAGCTTCTCCAATTTTGAGAGCCTTAATTGTATCACCTCCTGCAGCAGCTTGTCAAGCCCATGTTGTATGGACAAGTCAGCAAAGGCAGACAGTGTATACCAGTAGTGAGATTCTTCACCTGTTTCTGCAATGAATCTTGCTTGATCATCTTCCACTATTTAGTTCCTTATTAGTTATCTTATAAGATAATTATTAATAATATTACTTAGTAACTAAGTAGAGATAGTTTAGCATACTTCGTCATCAATGTCAAGCAAAATATCCATATCAGAATTATTAATACTGTCATAATCCTTTGCCTCATCTTCGTCATGCGCTAAATCACTTCTTTCTACTGTAAGTATGTACTCACTAACACTAGCAAAACAGTTGTTACATAGGTCAGTGTACTCATTGGTTAACACACTCTTGCGTGTGGCTTCATAGTCTGTTAATGCTGCGTTGCAGCTAAGGCATCTCATGATTTGTACCGTTCATTATTTAATTCAATTAGTAGTCGTGCTATATGTTCATCAGCTAGTCGAAGCTCGTCCTCTAGTCGATCCATCCTAGCTCGCATCATAAAGTTCTCACGCTCAAGCTCAGAGATAAGACCATCAACATCATGAATTAAATCGTTGAGTGTTTCATTCTTTTCACCAAGCTCTACCTCGTAAGGGACACCTGAAACTCTAGTCTTTACCACTGTTTTTATCCTCCATGTAACTCACAAATAAAGCGAAGATGACAACACTTAACATCATAATCAAGTCAGATAGTGTCACTTCATAGCCTCCATAGTCAGGCCTACATTACCCAAGGCATAGCCCAGGAAAGCAACCCCCAGGCCATGATGGCCCTTGATTAATAGGTCAACAGCTACCACCAAATACACGAAACCTATCAGTCCTATTAGAGGCCCAGCCATGTGATCCCCCAGTCATGAAACCCTGTCTTCCTAGGAAATTTCTCGTTCAGCATCTCCACTGCCTTGCGAGTATTGTCAGGACCACACCACTTGATAAGCTCTTCAAGCTCCTCGTACATGTCCCTGTAGTCAGAGTAACGCCAGCGCAATTCGATAAGGTCAGCACACAAATAAGCCTCATCAAATTGCATGTCCTTGATAACTTGCTCAAGCTCTGCAACCTTCTCTTCAAGGCGCTCTACCTCATCATTGTGAGTGTCAATGTGTACCCAGTCTTCCTGTCCAATATAACTCATCTTGTCTTTCCTTTTGTTAATATGTCTACCTGCACCACTACGCTGCGCATGCTTCGCTACATAATTCCTCTGCTTCATCATACACCTCTAGTATATTAATCCATGCACCAAGATACCATGTACCACCTTGTGAATCAGGACGCTTGATGATATCCATAGGATCAAATTCTACCTTAGCCCAAACACGATCACCACCTTGTCGTAGGTGTGGTGCTCTCATCTCAGCACAGATGTGCCAGCCAGGACGAAAAGCATAGCCCTTAGTATGATGAGCTTCAGCAAAATAAAATGTGTTAGGAACCAGCCTCTGCTTACGATTAATAAACAAAGGTCCTAGTGTACCATCCTTGCGTTTCCGAAACAACTTATAGCCTATCATATTAATCCCTTTGCTACAACAAATAATGCTGGAATGAATGTTATCATCTTTTTTAACTTTGTCAAGCTAATTTTTGGTGCTTGACTGTCGCCATTCCTGTCTGTACCCAGGACCAAAGCCTTGCCACACAATGGGCTATGATAACCCTCAATCATAAAGAATTCTTGATTGTCCCTGTACAATCCCTCGTCATCAATATAAATAGTGTCACCATTGCTATCGATTCTAACACAATCAAATAACTGGCAATCAATGAGTCTATAGATATCCTCATAGTCTCCACTATACTCTACCTGCTCAATGCTTCCCTCATAGGGATCAATTAAATATGCTTTCATATGTAAGCCTCATAGTCAATATTACACATCTCTAAAATATGCTGCAGGGTATAATAGCCCTCTGTATCTGCAGCACCCCATTCTTTAAATGGATATAACACAGACGGAAGATCGGAAAGCTCTCCAGCAGCCAGCTTTGCCTCTACTGCCCTGTTTAAATTCTCAGCAACTTTATCACGCTCTGAAGCTCTGCCTTCGAGATTATACAATTGCCAGTGATCTGCAGTCAAGTTTAGTTTACATTCGATCTTGACTTTTTTTAACTCTACTGTCCAGCCCATAAAACCTCCATTAATTTGCTGATAAGAATACTAGCAGAAAGTACACGAATGTCAAGCATAGCCCCATAGTCCAGTCAAGTATTTTCTGTTTCATTGTTGCACTGCAAGAATTTTAATGATTTTACCCTTAGCCCCATGATATGGATAAGATATTAGGGACACATCTTTTGCCCAGCAAGCACGACAGTCCAGGCATTTACCTCCCTGTTTATATGCAGGACACTCGTGGCCTAGGTTCTTGCCTGATTCAGGGACAATCGTGCTAGTGGTCCTAAAATCCTCTACAATGGCCCCAGAGACGCTATCGCTACTCATACGGACCACCACATTAGGCAAACCCTCCAGGGCTGCTAAGACCTCCCTATACTTTGGAAATTTATAGGTCCTAGTAGGAATCCAGTGCTTGACATGTGGAGTGCGAGAGCAAACCTCCAGGATTTTATGCCCTAGGTCCACTGATACGATGTCACCACTATCAAACCACCTAAAATGAGTTTGGCGTTTTAAAGCCTTGACCATGCGATCAACCCAATCAGGACTTTTCCAGTCTAGGCGATTCCTATGACGCAATGCAATAGCATCAGGCATTTTATAAAAACCAGCCCTAGCATAGCAAACCTTACAAGCATCGACCACACTGCCATCAGGGTTTTTAGCCCCGTGACATGTCTCGAATGCCTCAAGCGACCAGGAATAACACCCCAGTTTACTTGTCTTCGATAGCATGTTACCTCCGATTGACTTACCAGGGCAGACTATATCTAATCTGCCCCAGTCAGTCAACTAGGTTAAACCCTAATTAGATCATGATCTGTAGCGACTAAATCTATATCGCTATTCCAGACGAATCGACTACCTCCAGACGCTAACTGCACCTTAGTCCGAAGATATCCAGCCCGTAGAACCTTACCGTTTTTATACTTCCCATCACCCGTGTAGACTGTCAGGAATCTACCACCCCGATTCTGTAGGGTTTTCTTACTTGACATTGCTTTTCGGATCAATTGGAACATAAAACCTCCAGGGTTAATCGGTAAGCCCTATTGCCTCCCGATGATTGAATAGTACTCCTATTGCACTGCAGCATGCAATAGGGATAAACCCTAATGTATACCTATACAGTATGCACTAATTTGGTGCATAGGGTAGCACTGATATGGTGCATCATAGACTCTCCCTATCACTGCCCAGGACACGATAGTTTTTACCTATTGGCACGATTCTTGCATAGCAAGTTCTATACCAGACTAAACTGTAGGGTTATTTGTGGTTTTTTAGAGACACGGGGGAGGGGGTTGCGCAAACATGGCTGACGTTATGGAACTACTCAGACACAACAGAAGGTAAAATAGGGTAATAAAGTGGGAAAACTGCCCTAAATAGGCCTAAATAGGGCTAGATTCCCACCATAGGAATATCCTTATAGATCAACAACTTAGACTTGTATACAAGATATGCACAACCTAAATAGAAAAAGGAAGGCTAAATCTGTGCTCTCCAGGTACTGTTTAGCATAAAACACTTGACTTTTCTTAAAAAATATGCTATAATAAATGCACTCTTAAGGAACTAAGTAGAAACTAAATAGTCTCTAAGAAGAAAATTATTAATAATTATTATTTATCTTTCTAAGTAGTCTCTGATTAGTAGACTACATTCTACTACATACTAATGCATTCTACTGCATAACTATGTAGAAACTATGTAGAGGAGAATTTAGTGTCT